CGATAACTAAAATAGTCGATGGCGACACAGTTGATGTCAACATAGACTTAGGCTTCTCTACTGTTCTAAAAAAACAGAGAGTGCGTCTAATGGGTATAGATACACCCGAATCAAGAACAAGAGACCTAGTGGAGAAATTGTTTGGTAAAGCATCTAAAAAACATCTTACACATCTTCTATCAGAAGGTAATATTACCCTCGTTAGTCACGACAAAGGAAAATTCGGACGCATACTTGGAGAGTTATTTGTTCATAACGAAGATGAATCAGTCATCAATGTCAACAAACAAATGATTCTTGACCATCATGCAGTGGAATATACTGGTGAGAATAAAGACACCACAACAGAACGTCACATGGAGCATAGAAAGCTTCTAATGGAGAAAGGAGTCGTCACTCAAGAACAGATTGACGAGGTATTGTAGTGCCTATATCACCAATGGATTGTTTCTATATTGCAATGATATGTGCAATATTCGGATTCATAATCCACTTGGAATTAGGAATGTCAGAGTTAAAGGCTATGATGAAGGAACATACTAGGTTCGACAAAAAAATGTCTGAAGTTGGTAAAAAGTTATCTAATATAGAAAAAAAACTTTAAAACCCCCTTGCACAAACCCCAAACATAGTCTATAATGGATATACATTATGGAGAAGTGTTATGTCATTTATTAAAGATTTAGTAAAAGCATCGGGAAACGAATATGCAAATATTGTTTCGGACGGTGTTGCAGCTGGAGATGTTGATACCTTTGTAGACACAGGTAGTCACATTTTCAATGCACTATTAAGTGGTTCACTATACGGTGGACTTCCCGACAACAAAATTACTGCAATCGCAGGAGAATCAGCAACAGGTAAAACATACTTTGCATTAGGCATAGTAAAACAATTCCTATCTGATAATCCCGATTCTGCAGTTATATACTTTGAGTCTGAGTCAGCAATATCAAAGGATATGATTGAATCTAGGGGAATTGATTCCTCTAGGATGATTATTGTCCCAGTGGTTACTGTACAAGAATTCAGAACTCAATCGATTAGTATACTGGATAAGTATGCTGAAACCCCAAAATCCAAACGTCCACCTTTGATGATGTGTTTAGATTCACTTGGTATGTTATCAACAACCAAAGAAATCGAAGATACTGCAGAAGGTAAAGAGACAAAGGATATGACTCGAGCACAAATTGTAAAAGGTGCATTTAGAGTTCTAACTTTGAAACTTGGTCGAGTTGGTGTTCCTATGATTGTCACAAACCACACATATGATGTGATTGGTTCTATGTTCCCTCAGAAAGAAATGGGTGGTGGTAGTGGACTCAAGTACGCTGCATCGTCTATCATCTATCTATCTAAAAAGAAAGAGAAGGATGGGACAGAGATAATCGGAAATATCATTCACTGTAAGAATGCAAAGTCAAGATTGACTGTAGAAAATAGAATAGTGGATGTTAGACTTTCTTATGAAAAAGGATTAGATAGGTACTATGGTCTATTAGACATGGCACTTGCATTTGGCGTCTTTACAAAAGAAGGAACTCGTGTTAAACTACCTACAGGTAAAACCGATTTCGGAAAGACGATTAATAATAATCCCGAGAAGTACTTCACACCCGATGTGATGGAACTGCTCGAGAAGAAAGCACAGGAATATTTTAAGTATGGAACAAGTGAGACTAGAACAGACGATACTGAAGAACTTAGTTCAGAGTGAATCTTTTACAAGGAAGGTAATACCATTCCTTAAGGAAGAGTATTTCTCCGAGTCGGACGAGAAGACTGTGTTCAACGAAGTAGTTTCATACTTCGATAAGTACACTAAACCACCTACAGTGGAAGCACTTCTCATAAATCTTGATAACAATACGTCTCTTAATGACGGACAGTTATCGAACGCAAAAACTATTGTAGATAGTATTAGTAAGGACAGTGAAGAGACTCCAACCGAATGGTTGGTAGAAGAAACTGAGAAATGGTGTCAAGATAGAGCAATCTATATTGCAGTCATGGACAGTATCGAAGTCATCGACAAAAAGTCCCAACGTTCGACTGGAGAAATACCCGACCTTTTAAAAGAAGCTTTATCTGTATCGTTTGACACTAACATTGGTCACGATTTCATTGAAAACTCAGATGATAGATTCGAATTCTACCACACTGAAGAAGAAAAACTTCCATTTGACTTGGAATACTTCAACAAGGTTACCAAAGGTGGTCTTCCCAACAAGACTCTAAACATATGTCTTGCTGGTACTGGTGTTGGTAAGTCACTGTTTATGTGTCACATGGCATCAGCCAACTTGATGATGAACAAGAATGTACTTTATATCACACTTGAAATGTCAGAGGAAAGGATTGCAGAGAGGATAGATTCAAACACATTGAACATCCCTATGAAAGACTTGCCCGACTTATCTAAGACACAATTTGATAAGAAGATTGACAAAATCAAAGAGAAGACCAAAGGTAAATTGATTGTCAAAGAGTACCCTACTGCATCAGCACATGTTGGTCACTTCCGACATCTATTACAAGAACTGAACATTAAGAAAGATTTCAAACCCGATATGATTTATATCGACTATCTAAATATATGTTCAAGTGCAAGAGTCAAGCCAGGCAGTGGTGCAAACTCATATACACTAGTAAAGAGTATTGCAGAGGAACTTAGAGGACTTGCAGTAGAGTTTGATGTACCAATCATGAGTGCAACACAAACAACAAGAAGTGGGTATGGTTCTACAGATGTAGAACTTACTGATACTTCAGAATCATTTGGATTACCAGCGACTGCAGACTTCATGTTTGCACTGATTACCAGTGATGAATTAGAAGAGTTAGACCAAATGGTGGTCAAACAATTAAAGAATAGATACAATGACCCAACCGTATTCAAAAGGTTTGTTATTGGTGTCGACAGAAGTAGAATGAAACTCTACGACTGTGAACAAGAAGCACAAGAAGAACTGATAGACTCAGCCGTCGATGATTCAGTACCAGTGTTTGATAGAGGAAGAAATGATGGACAAAAAAGAGATTTTTCAGAATTCAAGGTCTGATGATTTGTTATGGGGTGTTCCTATAACTGCAATAGAACTAGACCCAACACCATTTGATGAGTGGTTTGAGGATAAAAATTTAGATGAATTATGTGAAGAAGAATTTACATACAGTAGTTGTAAAACGTCACAAGCTTCTGAACTAAATTTACAAGTAGATTATGCACCAATATTAGATATCATCTATGATACGTTCCAAACGCAGTTCTTGAGTCTACTGGGGCCCAAGTGTGACATTACCAGTATGATGGAAATGCCTTGGATTAACACATACGATGAGGGTGGATTTCAAGATTCCCATGACCATCAAGGTACTAATTGTTCTGATTTCTCATGGTGTTATGTACATGAAACTGGAAACTCTCATATTGTGTTTAAGAATAGGAATGCAACCAATAGCGATGCATGTCTAAAAGAGCTCCTAGGAGCTTATGAAAATCATCGAGACTATGTACCACAAATTAGAGATAAAGGGACATTATACATCTTTCCTTCGACAATCTTTCATGCAGTATCACCCAACAAGTGTGCTACTCCTAGAATAACATTGTCGGGTAATATAAAAATCGTTGAAGCTGCAAGTCAAATCGATATGTCCAAAGGTCTAAAACCTATTGACCATTATAAGAAAGGGTCTAACCCAAAAGCACGCCCAAGGCTTGATAGAGAAACTTACCGAAACCGATAAAGCCCATTGACTAATCATAGTCATCGTAGTATAATAATACTATAGATTATGAGAGGTCTTATGAAAAATTTAATTATTATACCAATACTTACTGTATTAGTTAGTTGTGGCGGGGGTGGAAGTTCTTCACCCGAACTACAATCATTACAGTCTTTATCAACCCCACCAGTATCATCATCCCCGATTTACGGAACTAAGGTAATCGATGGATATGTAGAAGGTGCCAATGTCTTTGTTGATTTCAATTTCAACTTGACACAGGACGATGGAGAACCCTCGGGTGTATGGAATTCTGATACTAATGAATATGAGTTTCTAGAATCAGATTTTGATGCAATAAGCAACTTCACCACCAACTGTGGATTATCCCGCCCGAGGGTTGCAGAAGTACCAATAGGTGCATACGATTCGACAAGAGGGTATGTAGAAAGTGCATATACTATGATGTACTTCCCACACGGTGATAGTACGTATAAAGCAAATGTCACCCCATTCACAACCATGTTACTCACTGCAATCAATAGTCAAATGAGTAGCAGTATATCAGTTGCAGACGGATGTGGTTCTACTGCAAATAGTATTGCATACTCAATTCAAGGGGATGTAGACACATTCCTCTATAACTTGGAAACCAATTTCAATATTAGTAGATACTATTTCTACGATGATTTCATTGCCTCGGGAGATACTACACAACAAGCCATAGGTGAAAAGGTAGTAGATTTTCTCACCACACTACACACGATTGAGAATGTTCTTAAAGACCAATACAATATGGGATTTAGGGGTCTTTTAACAGAAGATGTTATCAGTAAGATACTTAATAACGAAACATTTTCTTCAGTTACTTTTGATATACAAAATCAGACTGTAAGCACACAAGAAGATGAGTGGTTCAGATATAACCGTAGGCACAACTTTAATGGTATAGTGGGTAATTCGACTGGTCAAATATTAGACCAAGAAAGTTCACCTATAGAAATTACTATGGCAAATCTAGAAGCCAATTCATCGGTTCTTATATCAGAGAACTATGAAGAACTCATCAAAGACAACGAAACTATTGTAGATGGATACAGGGTACACATATCTGTAGAACAACAAAAAGAAGTTGGTGGATACAACTACGAGAAAACATTCGTAAAATTCACTGGAGATATGAGTGTAGAACTGGCTGTCAGAGATGAGTATAGAAGTGTGATTAAAGTACGTGACAACAACTCATCAACTAGAGGATTTGAATACAGAATACATGACACTGTTAATAATCCTTACTTTAACGATGATGTAGCCTACATAATGGCAAATAGATACACAACAGACCTAATTCAGTTATACAACGATATCACTAGTATTGATATGAACATGAGCGGTTCACAGAATAATCTATATCTTCTATATAATTTTGATTTTAACTTATATGAAGGTGGTAATTCAACCATAGGAAACTGGATGTTCAGACAACAGATGAGCAATGGAACTCTTATAGAAGAATGTACTGGAAGAGACTATACTACAAATGAAACCTTTGAGTTCACTACTGGCACCGAAGCATATAATAGGTGTTC